GTCGAATAGGAAAGCATCGTAAGTATACAATACTAATTTAGTTTTATGACCTTTTATTATTGGTAATATATCTTGTAATATTAAAATGTTTTGTGATGTCTCTAAATTTTGGACCCAATAGTTAAATAACTTTTGAGGACCCATATTAGGTAAATATTCTTTATAGAATCTATGATTAGATACAGGACATTCAATATAACCCTTAGTATTAAACTGTTCCCATAAATTATCTATTAACGTTTGAGTCTTAGAGAAAAATTCTAAATGTTTATAATCATCAAAAATACCTCCATACAGTTGTTTAAAAGTAAGTTCTTTACTCACTTTATAATCTACTCCATAAAGTTGAGCCATGTGTTCATGTATTGACTCTTCTCCAAAACTATAACCAATTTGTTTAGCAATTAGAGTTGGATGGTAAGAATCAATATCAATATCAATAAGTTTTCCATTTGTAGATACAAATGCTTTTCTAGAACCATCTTTAGGTAAAGCAGCAAAATTAATACCATTAAAACTATTTGATGGTCTTTTAGTTGTAGTATCTACATTGTACTGTGAGTATATTACATTGCCTTTTATTGAATGGAGGGTATTGTTAGGTGTAAAATAATCGTCTATAAGCGTTGTATTTACACTAATACCACCTGATTCTATAGTGTAGAAACACTCTATTGCTTTATTATAAAATTCTGAGTAGTGGGTAAAGTTTATTTGAGCAAAATACTCTTCACAACGTTCATAGTGTTTAGCTATAGGGATAAATTTATTTATATCATTTCTATTTGGGTATAGTCTATGATAATAATCATAGATTGGAAATGATAAATTCTCTATATTGATAGGGAAATGTATTAAATTCTTTTTATTTAGAAAATACATACTTGTTTTCTTATCCCTAACAAATACTTCTTTATAACTTGATATAAATTTTTTAACTTGTTGAAATGGGATAGAAAATGATTCGTTGTGAAAAATAGGAATGATGTATCCTTTTTTATTACCTTCAGGTCTAATATAAACTAATGAAACATCATTTAGAGCAGGATGTATTAGATTATGATTTAAAATTAGTTCAACAAAACATTTATTAGTTTGCTGTTGAGCAAACTCTTCAAATTGATGTTGACTTTCTATTAAGTAATACATAACCTTTATTTCTCATAACATATTAAAAATTTATTTTAATCCAAGCTAAGGTTTTTCTTTATAATATTGTGTCCAATTTTCATTTAAATAAACACTTAAACCATATGCTCTTGATTTTTGTTCTGTTAATTCGGTTATATTTTTATTTGTTTGAGCAACCTTATTTATATCACCAGTTAATTCCCAAATTAAAGAAAATGTTTTATTAGTTTTCCAAGGTACACTAACATCTTGTTTATCAAACAAATCTTTAGTAGCTTTAGAAATTTCTACAAATAAGAGTTGATTTAATCTTAAACTAAAATAGCGAATAAAACTTCCATTTTTATAGTCTTGAGGGGTTGGAAGTAAAGGAGCATATAACGGTTGATTAGTAGAAGGAGAAAAAGATGCATCCGCAGGTATTACAATTTCTTTTGAATTAGGATCATCAGGAGTCTTTTCAGTAAAATATTTTCCATTATAAAGTTTATAATAATTTCCAGTATATGGAGTTCCTTTAAATTTATAAACAAACTCTCCTCCGGATGTATATAAGTTAGTTTGAACTTTATTTTTTGGGATATACGTCATGGTGTATAAGTGTTTGGTATATTACTGTAGTTAAAGCCAAAGCCAAAATACTCTCTATCAACATAAGATAATGCTTTATTATAGTTCCTTTCAATACCTGAAATTGCATCACAATCAGTTCTTGTACCATTTTGGTAGTCAGGTTTAGCTCTGCCACCATATCCACCCCAATCTCTATAGTATCTCCAAGCAAACTCATTAGGGCCAGATATTGCAAGTATGTTTCTTCTTAATATTTCTCTAACTAAAGGTACATATCCGGCTTCTGGGGTAGAGAAGCTATAGAAGAATTTGTAGATATTAGTACCTCCTTCTTTAGCCCATACTTTTCCATTAACATCTGAAGCATTAAATACATAAAATCCACTTTTTTCGGTTCCTGTAAGATTATTGTTAAATCCTCTAATTTTGCCTTCACCATAGCCTTGTTCTCCAATAGAAATAGTTAAAGCAGCTGTTACAATTAATTTTTTGCCAGATGGAGAAGTATTAGGGGCTAGTTGATTTATAACCTTTTCAACAATTTTAATAACTTCTGAGTAGGTTTTATAGGTATATTGGAAAGGAACTTGAGAATAACTATCCAAATTAACTTTAACAGATGGAAGATTTGTTACTGGGATTATCTGAGGAGCAGGGCCTCTTAACCAGTTTACAGATCTAGGATAGACAGTATTAACATTATTAGGAGAAGCTTTTCCGCACACTTCATCAGGATGTAGAGAAACTCTAGTGTCTACTTTACCTCCTGCAGCCGTTGAGGACCTAGCTTCAAATGTTTCTTGTACTGGGGTAAGGTTTCTAGAATCTGGGCCTCCAAGGCTATCCAGCATAGTAACCCAGCCTTTATCGTCTATTTTATGGGTAACTCCTCTATTAATAAATTTAATAGCATTTCGATAGTTAGAAGGTAAGATTTCATCATTAATAGTATATGATTCAAATAATTTTATACCACTAATTCCATCCATTGTTAAATTAAGATTTACAGGTATAAATCCTTTTCCGGGTATATTATTATTTTTAGTGTATTGTCCTATATCATATTTATATAAATCTACTAATTCTTGTTTAGCATTATTAATTTGAACATCAGAAACACTTCCATTATCAATAGCAGATATTAATTCAAGCCTTGATTGCAACGCATCAGCATATGCATCTTTAGTAGCTTTATCTTCAATGCTTTTGTCAGCAGCACTAGATTTCTTTTTTACGATTCTATCTATATATCCAGTATTAAGTCTACTTAATGCTACGGCTTCTGCTCCTACCTGGTTAGCATCCGCTTGTGCAGCAACTGTAATTTGGGTAGCAAAATTATTGGTTAATTCTGTTTTAATTTGAACATCAGTTACAAAACTGCCTTTTCCATTAAATGCTTCTCCCTCCCCGGCTGTGTTATTAACTAAATTAATATTAAGTTTAGTAGGAGTTGAGTCAGGGCTATTATTGCTATATGTTTTGTTTGCATTAAGAGACTTAACATACTTCATTTGTTCTGGGGGGATGTTATAGTCTTGAATGTAAAGTATGTTAGCATTTTCATTATGGATTACTTTAAAGTCATTAATGTGGCCTGTAGCAGCTTGAATTCCATCCATAATGCTTTGGATAAATTCAAATATAGATACATTCCCATCTTTATCTATATGATTAGTAATAGTAGAAGAAATAAAATCCATATTTACTAAAAAATGCATAAATTTCCCTAAAAATGGAAAAGAAGTTCTATATCCCGGTTCTATAGAAAATAATATACCTCCGCTTGCTTCTAATTCTGCTATTTGCGAAGGAGTAGCAGTTGTTTTAACATATCTTTGGCGACGTATTAATTTGATGTCTTGATTAAGACCAAATAATTCTGATTTGTCAAATTCTTCACCATATTGAGTGTTTAATTGGGTTACTTCTTCTGGGGTTAATACATCCACATTACTTAATGGCTCTAAAGATACATTAGGATCAGTAGTTGTAAGTAATCTATTTCCTCGGTTTATGATATTATAGTCATCTTCTGGCATTACTAGAGGGTCAAGATCCTTTAATTTATCATATTTTGGATCTTCTAGCATCATACCACTATCTGCTTGAGGTACTATATCTACATATACTTGATACACGGTAATAGGAATTTGGGTAGCATCACTTCCTCCAGGAGCAGGAGGGGTAGGGGCAGTAAGACCTGCAGGTTTAATTAAACATACTTTAGGGTCTGAGCTTATTAGTCGAGGGATAGTAAAACATACATTTTCTTCATAGTCATAGTCTATATAAAATAAAGGAGCATATGAATTACCTGTACCAAATGTTACATCAGAGCGAGTTGTATCATATTTTAATAAAAATGACTCTATAATTCTTAATAGTGTTCCTAATTTTATATAATAAAATGCACCCCCAGTTGCTGATTCATCTGGGGAGGTTGTGATGTTGTTAAATTTGACTTTGTAGGCTTCTTGTTTTACTAAAATATGGTTTTCTTTAGTTGGGTCTTCTTCCTTGCGTACAAAATTAGGTTGAGATAAATTATATGAAGCAAATTGTTTAGTTATACTAGGGATGTTAGTTGTATTAAGATTAGACAGCCTTGGTGTAGATGCAAATCCATCTGAAGATGTGTATTTAAAATTATCAAGCATTCTCTTAATACCAAAAAGAATTTGATTAAGAGTAGATTTATTTTTATTAGCTATTGTTGAAGGTACTAATTGAGCATAATCAACATTTGCTTGGTTTTTACTTTCTTCGGGGATAGCCTCAAATTCTTCAGTAGTTAATGTAATTGGGCCTGATGTTGTATTTCCTGGGTAGTTAGCATTAACTTTTAATGATTCTATAACATCTCCAGCACTTCGAGCATGAAGTGTAATATCATAACCTCCGTCTTTTCTATATGACCAAGTAAAATTGGTTACGTATCCTAAAAATCCATCGTAATTACCACAAGATACTTCGCGTTGGTTTTCTAAGAGACGTAAAATAACATCTTGAGTATTTCCTTCACTTATAAAATAATTATTAGCTGTATCAAGATAAGGATTAGTAACTAACTGTTTATTATTATCAAAATATATACTATGACCCCATTCTAATAAGATACTATATTTTAATCTTAAGTATAATGCATCTATGATTTTAAACTGGGCTAAGTTGTGGCATATAATTTGGATTGTAGCTTCTCTAACTGTTCCTTGTTGTCCTATGGGTTTAATATCTACAGAAGTAATACCAGGCACTGGGGAGCGGCCATATGCTGTGAAGTCATTAGGATATACAGTATTTCCTTCCTTATTTGTAAGAAATCCTTTTTCACGTGTTGGTAACCCTAAACCTGGAGTGTATCCATATGCCGTATCGTAATTAGTAGGGTCTACCCCTGATGTAAGGGCAGCATCATACCTAGATCCATCTTGTGTAAACTCTTCAAAGTATTTAAGCCCCCCTTGTAAAATAGAAGTTTTAGCTAATAAAGACCCAGCCAGATTAGGTACTCCTAATTCTTTAGCCTTAGCTTCAGATACATTTACTCCAGAAGTTAATTTAACCCATGGAGCTTTAGTAGTCATGTAAAGCAAAATGTCTTTACTGTATGAACCATTTAAAGTAGTAGGGGATAAAACTTGTTGTCTAACTTCAATTTGTTTTTTTACATATGGTAAAAATCCTTCACCAAGAATATTTCTTTTAATATCAGCCATAACTTAATTTAATATTTTAACTTTGATTTAAAGTATTGTATCTTGACATAACCCCAGCAATATCTGTTGGGATTCGAATTTGTGTTCCTAATGGTATAAACAATGAGTTTTGAAGCAAGTTTTCATTAGCAGTTGATATAATCCACCATAATGAAGAATCACCGTAATACTGGCTTGCTAGGGTATCAAATCTATCACCATCTGTTGTAATAACATATATATCATTAACAGATAAGGGGATTCTAGGGTATTTGTTATCTTTATAATAACGAATACCTGCTGAGTTTTTAATTATAGGTATGGTTTGGTATCTATTCATTTACAATTATGGATGTCAACTCAATAGGAGCAGGAGCTGTTATAAATCTTTCACCAAATTGCGGGGTAAAATTATGAAGAGGAGTAAAGCTTAAGTCTACTTCTATCATTTTAGGGAGAATAGCACCGCCTTCCTCAATAGAAATCTCACCATTTTCACCTCTATTTATATCCCACCCAGCTTCAAAAGAAGGTTTTAAACTAATGTTATTTATAATAATAGGTACATTACTTAAATAATCCCCTATTGTAGCTTTAAGAATCATCCCCCTCATATATCCAGCATATGAGTAATTTGGGGCTGTAGTGCCTACTAAATAATTTAATTTATTATATAAGGGAAGCATTTCTTTTCTAGAGTGAGCATACACCGTAAATGATAATGACATATCTCTAGAAAACCCGTTATATTTATAAAAATTTTCAGCTCTTCCAATATATTTAAACGACTGCCAATCTGCTTTAAAACTATCAGACATATTAGTTATGTATGCTCTGAAGAATAGGAACCAATCATCTTGCCTATCCTCTATATTATCATTATTGAGGATTTGAAAAAAGAAAGGAATTAAATCCGGGTTAACAGCCACATCATTATATACCTCAGCATTGTTTCTAATTGTTATAACTGGTGTAGCATTGAATTTATCATATACTGTAGTGCGATTGGGGTTTAATCGGGCTGCGTTTTTTTCTTCAACGGTGCTAAAAAATACAGGTACATTTTCACCATATGTTCTATCTCTATTAAAAACATTATAATCGGTATATGGTAAAACTTGTTTGTCTGGGGTAGTCCTAAACTCAGGATCTACAAATTCATTAATGGTTTGTCTAAAATCCTTAAAGCCAGTATAAAAAAATGAAAGTTGTGATTCAATTAAAGAATTACCAAACACGTATGTATTTCGATCTATGAATCTTAATGCACTAGGGTTATAATTATTAGTTCTATCACGAGGAGAACCATATCCTGTGCCATCAATTCTAATTCTGGTTTTGCCTATTAAACCTAAAAAAGAATCAGGGCCTCCTCTATATGAGTAGATATAGGCCTCATCAGTAGTATCTATATCGTAAAGAGATTCGGCTGCTAGTGTTTCCTCGACAGTAGGGGACCCAATTTGTTTAGTTTGGTAAATTAAAACTAATCGGTTTCCTGAGTTACCAAGATTTCTTTCATTTTCAAGTGTAACATCAAAATATCCTCTTCTATCAAAATCTAAGGGATTTAATCCTGTTTTATCTAAATGAAATCCAAATGGATTACCAGCTGCTTGAAGTATGGTTGAATAAGGTACATATACTCTTCTACCAGCGCCAGGAGCATTAACACGAGTTCTTTCTAAAAGATTTTGTTTAACCGAAAATAAAGTACCGGCTAAATTTTTAGTATCAAATAAAAACCTACCAACTCTTAAAGCATCTGTAGGGACAGGGACATCTATATCAAATGGATTAGACTGGATTCTGAAAGCAATGTTAGGGTTTATTCCAAAAAGACCAAGTTGTGCAAATGTAATATCCCCTCCTATATTAATTTCAGGAACACCTGTACGAGCATTAGTAAGACTAAGAGCCCCCTGTCTTAAAAAAAAGTCAGGGGCTCTATTTAAAAAGTTTGCTCTAGACTCATCAGTGTAGCCAGGTATAGGGACAACTATATACGGCTGGTTAGAGTCGTTATTGTATTTTAGAGATCTATAAGCAGTCTCTAAACTCCCTTCTATAACACCTTTGAGTAAACCCATACATAAAAATACAAATTTAATTAGTTTGAAGCAGGATCAAATATGTCTTCGTATGCTGGGGGGACATTTGTATTCATGTCAAGTTGTGAAGGTAAAGGTAAAGCATTTGGCATACCATCATTGTATGCTTGCCATTGGGTGTTTACTTCATCAAAATATTCTCCATTAGTTGAGTATCCTGGGGTGCCCTCAAAAGTACCATGTAGTTTTGATTGAGGAGTAGATGCAACTAAAGTAGGAGAATTAGTTGCAGTTGCTTGGCCTTGGAGTTGTGATCCTTGGGTGTTAAATAAATTTAAGATTCCCATTGTTATTAGTGTTTTTAAAATTAATAAAAGTATTTTTATTATAAATATTAGCAAATTAGGTTCTTGATGTGTTTATATTTTGAATAGTAGCAAGTTGTCTAGAATCTATATATGTGTTAACATTCTTATGAAGCAATTGAGTTTGTACAGTTGTTTGTTCTTTGTTTACTTGCAATAATTGATCTAACTTTGTTAACAAAGCAGTTAATTCTGTTTGATTATTTGTTATAGTAGAAACCCCATTATTATTTGTTGTTACATTAGAAGTAGTAACAGGCGCAGTTACTAATTTAGTTTCAGGAACATTACTTAAAGGTGTAGGTTGAAGATTATTATTAGTTGTTAAATAATTTTCTTCTTTAATTTTCTGAGTTTCAGAATTAACTATATCATCAACAAATACTTTATTAATTGTATTTAAAAGAGATGAAGTTAAATCTGTTTTATTTAAAGTACTAGTAGCACTTAATTTATTAGCAGTATCTGCAGTATTAGTTGATTTATTAATATCGTTTGCAAAGGATGATACGGACTTGGTTAAATCAGTTACTGTGGTTTTATTTGAAGCATCTACAGTATTAGTTGATCTAACAGCATCGCTCATTGAAGATGAGACCATCGTAGTTAAATCAGAAGTAGTGGCTTTAGTAACGTCAGTTAATTTATTAGAGGCATTAGTAAAAGTAGATGCTGATGTAGTAATATCAGAAGCAATAGTTTTAT